TATATGGAATAGGCAAGCTAGGGTCAAGCCCCATACCGCGCCGTAAGCGTTCTTCCTGAATCAGCTCCCATGTCTCCTTCAGAACGGGTCTGCCGCCGCCTTCAGGGACTTTGTAGAATCGGCTGATTTTGTGCCAACGACATCGGCAATTCGGGTGCATAGGGATTGCCGGGATATACTCGGACACCTTGCGCCTATAGTTGCTTTTGCCAGCCCATACCATGTTCATTTCGTGGCTATATGTGTTCTTCGGAAGCTGGTGGGTAACCGTGAACTGCTTGCCGATAACGTACTGCTTGCAATACTTACAGGCGTTGTCGGCTCCCATGCCTACCACGGTTTCGCCTTCTTCGCACCCGGCAATATATGCGTCGTTGGCGCTGAAGGCAAGCTCGGTGATAGCCACACGCCGCCAATCCCGATTTTGCTCTCCGTATTGGTCAAATAGCTCCTGCGCCAGCTTTTGCGGTGTCTGCCGCTCCCGTTGCGCCCGGATAATGGTCTGCCGCACCCCTGCCATATGGCGCTGGCTGATTTCCGTCATTTTTTCAGCGGCATGCTGGGCGGCATGCTGTACCGCTTTGGATTCCAGCGGTGTCAGCGGCAGAATCATCACTTTGCGCCCTTCGGCGGCGTTTTCAGTCATTCGTTTCTCCTTCCGTAGGGTAAGCACCACGCCCTCCTTCTCGGCGGCTTTAATGGTGGACGGGTAGCGGTCAACCAATGCACCCATGGTTTCGAAGGCTTCCTTCTCCGCTTGGTTGCGAATCTTTCCGATGAAACCAGCCCGAACCATGAAGTCCTCCGCTATCTTGGCGTAGTCAGGTAACTTCTGCTTCAGAAGGTTGTCCAGCTTCTTCAGTTGTTGCTTAGAAAACGGGTTCATATCCTGCATGTACTTCAGGAACTTCTCACGCTTGGCTTTGCTGGCTTCGATAAGCTCACTCATGCGGTTCTTCCCGGTGTTCTTGCCCTTCAGAAGGTCGAACTCCAATGCCTTCATCATGTCCACGCCTTCTGTCGGCAAGTCCAGCGCCGCAATCACGTCAGCCATCATCTGAATGTTCCATTCGTTCAGAAGGTTGTACAGCTCGTCCTCCACCTGTCCCAGCAAGGAATCCGGGTCGCTGTGCCACATGTCATGCTCGTCGCCGCTACTTTCATGGTAGACGGGCATAACAGCAGGAAGGCGCACGGCTTTCGCCAATACGCCCAAGATTGCGTCCCTGTCCTCTTTGGGTAGGCTCATGACGGACTTCGGAACTTGAATTTGAACTTGCGGCATGCGCCTTCCCTCCAATCATCCCAACGGTTCAACCCGGTGGGGAATACCATTGAGCGCCAGCACATAGGTTACGTGGTTAATGCTTGCCAGCGGCACGGTCAGCGGAAGGTCAATGAGGGTCGTTTCGTCGTCTTCTGAAACGCCTTCGCCTTCAATAACCACAAGGAAATGCTCGGGCGGTTGCAATGTTACCAGCGTTTGCTCTTCATGCTGTCCGTCATTGTCGCCCTTTCCTTTTCCGAACCAGCGTTGAATACCCATGGTAATACCCCCTTCGGTCAATTAGTAGTCGTCCCAGCTAATGGTCACCGTTACCATATCGTCTTCGGAAGTGTCCAGCGACTTCTTCAGGTCGCCGGGCTTGCCGGGTGTTGGCTTCGGTTTGTTCTTAGCGTCGAGTTTCTTCTGCTCCATGGCGTGTTTGTGCTTCAGCTTCTCCATTTCGACGGACTGTTCGTGTTCCTTGTCCATCTTTTCCAGCTCTTTCTCATGCTGGTCGTCTGCCATTTCCTTGGCTTTCTCATGCTGGTCGTCCGCTTGTACCTGTTGTTGCTCGGCTTCAGCGTTCGGGTCTCCTTCGCCTTCGGAAGCGTCCGGCTGTTGTTGCCCCAGCCCAGCTTCAGCCATGAACACTTGAATGAGTTGCGGATTCGCTGGTGCGTCAATCCACTTCGGAAGCTGTCCACCGTAGGCTTCAGCCACCTTGTTCAGGTCAACGTCATTTTCTTCCCACACCATGCGAATGGTCTTCATGCCGCTCTCAATCATGGTCTTTTGACGTTCGAGCTTCTTGTCTTCGTCCTGCGCGTCCACACCAATCCAGTTGAATTCGAATTCCGGGTCAATACGGTCAACGATTTCGCTGTTAAAGGTGTCGGATAGGAAATTCATCAGCGGAACGAAGCCTTTGTCCTTGGATTGCTCCATCTTGGCTTCGGTGTTGTCGCTGGAACTCATGCTGTTGCCACTTGTCCAGCTTTTGAAGCCCACTTCGTTCGGGTCGATTTGATACACCGCACAGGCAATGTTGAACAGGAATTCCAAAAACTCGTTGAACTCCATGTCCTTGTTACTGTTCTTGAACGGTGTAAACTTGAAACCTTGCCCGTCTTCGAGCGCCATAATCGGAACGCTCCACTTGCCAGCGGCTCCCGAAGTTAGTTGCTTCCAATGCCGTTTGAAGCCTTCCAAGTGCTTGTCTTGGTACTTACCCACGATTTCGAGAACGCCCTGCGGAAGGTGGCTGTGCGTGAAGTAGGTGGTGTTGTAGTGAATACCGTTTAGGATACCTGTCACAATCTCAATCAGCACTTCCAGCTCACTCATTCCGAAGTCCGTATAATCAAGGTTCGTCCGTGGGTTGCGGATTGCATACGCCAGCTCGTCCTCCGAATACTCGGCTACAATTTGCCCGTTAATTCGCTGAACGTAGGCGATTTCCCCGCCCAAGGTCAGCCCTCTTTTGGTCTGTGGCACATAGACAGGAAGCGTATGGGCTTCCGAAACAGGAGCGTTTGCCACCAGCTCAATGGTAGCGGCATCCACCGCCCATATCTCGGCAAGCTCTCCCTTCAGGTTCGGTACGTTCTCCCATACCATCGTGTCCAGCGTCAGGGAATCGTCCACAATCTTCCGAAGGAATTGGTTGAAGTTATCCTTCCGCTTGCGGTTCGGAACCGCCCCGGTCTTCAGAAAGAAGTCTTCGATTTCCATGGCTCTCTTCCGTGCGGCTTCCGTCATTTTTGCTTTCGGGTCTTTCAGCACAATCTCAAAGCCCATGTCGCCGTCAAACCGTGGTCGCCTTGCGAACCGGGCGACTTGGTTCTTCCGGGTCAAGAGGATTGCCGCAATCGCTGGAACCTGTGCCATGCGCCGAAGCGTGGAGTAGGGAATGGCTGTCGGCTTTACCCGTGTGCCGCCGCTTACGCCCATGTAGTTGTATGGGTCAATGATAGCGGACTTCGGCTCGGTCTGCTGGTCTTTCATCGACTTCAGAAGCACTTCTCCCTTGGGTGCGTTCTGCCATATCGTCAGAATATCATCCACGTTGATTTACCTCCTTTGCTTGGAATGAAGAAAAGGAGCTTCGGAAGTCCCGAAGCCCCTCTCCTTGGGATTAGTGGTTGTCACGCCCATGTACGTGTCCACAATTCGGGCAATGCTTTTCGCCCTCTGCGCTGGTACGTGTGCTGGTAATTCCTCTCGGAACCGCCTTCACTTTGCACTTTACGCACGTCACCATGTTTGCGGCGCTGTCGTTTTCACTCTCAACGCTGGTGTAGTATCGTTCATCCCCGATTTGGCTTGCCATGCGGTTCACACCCCCATAAGTTTGGTCGAGCTTATCATACCATCATTTGAGTTTACTTCGGAAGTAGGTTAGTTAAACAGCCACCACAAGGTTCCGAAGAACACCGCCCAAAAGAGTAGTACAAGGAAGGTGGCAACCAGCAAATAGCCTGTGCGTATGCTCACAATACTTCCTCCATTCCTTCAAGCAGGGCAAGGGATTCTTCCACCCTGTCAGCCCACTTACTGATTTCTCCACGGTAGTTTATCAGAAGATACGCCCGTGCCGCCCACGGTTTGCGTGTCATGTGAAAGGCGTTGACTTGGAAAGCGTTCAGGCGGTGCTTCGTGTACAGCTCCACCCGGCTATCAGTCTGCTTGCTGTGACCAATCACCACGCCTTTGCCCCTGTGGTCGTGAAGCCGGGTCAGTACCAGCTTCAGGTCGGACAGGTCTTGCGCGTTCTGCGCTTCGTCGATGATAAGGAAAACGCCCTGCATGTTGCGCCCCCGAAGGTGAATATCGGTGGACGTTTCGATGATTCCACGCTCTATGAGCTTATCCACGGCTTCCTTCTGAATTCCACATTCAGCCATGGCTTCGTAGAACGGGTGCATGTACCCGGCTTCCTTTTCGTAGTTGCCAGCTAGGAAGCCCAGCTTTAGGGAACGCCTATCGGGGAAGCGAACGTAATGGATTTTGTCCACTTTGCCTTGTCGCAATAGCTCCAAGCCCTTCCGAACAGCGACAGTCGTTTTGCCCGTCCCGGCTTCAGCGTCCACAAACACCACCGAATAGTCTTCGATTTTCCTATCCATGTCGAGCTGATATGCGTCGAGCTTGTTGTACAGCTTGTCCGTTGCGCTTCGGTCAGCGATTTGCTCCAAGGCGTAGGTTTCAGCATTCCATTCCATGTTCTGCTTGTTGTGCTTCTTTGCCATGAGCAGTTCCCCCTTATATGAAAATGGCTTGTGCCCTACCAGCCTATTCGCGGGGAAGACTTTTTGCTTTGGTCATAATATGGAATATGGTCGGTGAATTTAGCGGCAAGCGCCTTCCGAAGCTCCGGGGTCAGGTGTGTTCCCGGTTGAAGGTTGTGCTCCCTTCGGAACTCTTCATACAGGCGCTCTCGCTCTTCCTTCCCGTCTGCGCCCAGCGTCTCCGCCATGGCGTGAATTACATGCACAAGAATATGCTCGTCCGTATCCTTCGGTGGGTTGTACAGCAAGCGCCCACGGTATGCGTCTGTAATGCCGTCACTCACGCTTACCAGCTCCTTCCTTGGCTTTATCCTATCACAGCTCGGCTTAATAGAAGAAGTCTGATTTTCCTGAATCCTCCACCTTCCGAAGCGCAATAGTCAGGTAGTTCATTGCATGTCCGAAGTGGTCGCCGCCCGGGAGCGTACCTACACGCTCTTTGATAAGCTCCTTCTTGGTCTTTTCGTCGGTTTCAATGTCCCGAATCAGCACCAAGTTGGTGACGTGCTTGATAAAGGTCTCGAACAGCGGATTCTCGGCAACCCACCGGGGAATGACAATGCGCCCGTCACGGAAGGCTTTCGCCATCAGCTTCAGCGTCAGCGTTCTGTCCACGTTTACCTTCATATCGTCTTCGTTCCATTGGTCTTCGATGTGCTTGGTAACGTCGGACGATAGCGAAGGATAGAAACAGGAGAACACTCTGCCCGGGAAGTCCTGCCGCAATTCAAAGTTGCGGTCAGCCCCGTACCCTGCGTCATGCACCGCTCTTGTAACTTGCCATTGACGGAGCTTTTCGCCAGCCTTCCGAACGTGTGGGTTATCTCTGCGTCCGTCTTCGGAAGTGTATGTGTCAGCGTCCTGCATGCTCCATATGTCCAGCAGAATGATTCGGTCAGGATTGTCGGGGTCGTTCATCCCGTTTACGCCCCATGACGTGTTGCCCCAATCCACGCCCTGCGCTACGTTCTCCCTTCGGAAGTCGTAGGGGTTCGTCAGGCTCATATCCACACAGCGGAGAATATCCCCACGGGTTA